CAGTGGCAACAGGAGCAACCGGGCTACCACCACTAGCGAAGATCTGACTCAAGTCAGGGTGTGGGCCGTCCACGTAAGGGACTTCTACCAGCATCTGTGGCGCTGGAGGTGCTATGGGAGCAGCAGGGGCGACAGGGACAACCGGTAGAGGGTTGGCTCTTTGGGCATTACGGTCTGCCGGTTTTGGCGGGGTATTGCGGGCAATACCGGGTATGTGTGGGCGTTCCACCACTTTAGGTTGTTGTGCGGGCATATTTTCTAGATCTCCCTAGACTCACCAGAGCCACCCGGCCCTAGATAATTGGTTGGCCCTGGGCGATAAGATCTGCCAAAGTGGCGTAATCGACAAGCACAGGCTTGCCTACCCAGAAATTAGTCAGAGCAGCAGTAGAACCAGAGTTCCATGATGCTTGGCTGAAAGTGAAACTTGAAGATGGGATGATTGGCCCAGCCCCACCGGCCAGCGGAGTGGTCGGAGTCAGGGTCTCTGTGCCAGCTGTTGGGTTGGCGACAGTCAGTGTCTCAGTCGGTCCACCACTAAGGGTAGAGGTCTCAGTCGGCCCACCGGCCAAGGTCAGAGTCTCAGTAGCCCCGCCAGATAAGGTTCTAGCGTAAGTTGTAGCAGTCACAGATTTGGACTGCATCTTAATGACGCCAAGAGCAGATGTGGTGTTGATACCGGCAGCCGTGAGAGCGGTTGTGCCTTCCAGTAGGGCAGCAATCGAGGCAGCCAGGATGGTATTGGTGGTGTCGGTCACTTGGACTGTGTAAGGGATAGCCAGTGGCGATCCAGCGACACTGGCGTCAGTTACGGTGATGGTGATGACGTCTGTGGATGTGATCGACCCACCGAGCGTGGCTGTTTCTAAGCCATTGGTGCTGGTAGCAAAAGTCATAGAGCCGGCTGATTCGGCCCAATGTAGTGAGACCACACCGAGGGCAGAAGTAGCTGTGATACCGGCAGGAGCCAGGAGCGCGTCAGCATTTATAGCTGAAGCAATTGAGGCAGCCAGGATAGTCAAAGAAGTATCTGTGGACAGGACTGTGTATTGGAAGTTCTGAGCGCCAGTGGCCAGTTTGGCGTTAGTGAACTTGATATTCACAACGTCGCCAGTGGTGACAGTGCCAGTCAGAGTGACCAGCTTAGCTGCTCCATTGGCCCAGGTGGTCAAAGTAGGGCTTGAGTCTGGCTCGGGAGGCGTCAGTGTGACGGCCGCGCCATTACTGGTAGCTATGAAGCCAGCAGCAGCAAGGAGGTCAGACTCATTAAGGGCAGCTGCCAGGCCAGTAGCGGCGGTTGTAGTCGTGTCAGCAGTGATAGTCGTGTATTCGACAGTAGCGGAGCCGCCTTCGATAGCGGGGTCTGTGACGATGACATTTAGGGTGTCGCCTACGGTAATTGACCCGCCGACAGTGATTGTCTGGACCGGTACAGTAAGGACGACAGCGAAAGTCTCAGTGGCCAAGTTGGTCAATGTGATAGTTTCAGTCGCGCCAGCACTCAAGGTCTTTGAATAAGTGGTCTGGTTCTGGCTGAGTGACGTGATAGTCACGGTAGAACTGCCGACACTGGAAGTCACGCCGATATTGGCCAGATTGACGTTGGCATTAATCAAGCCATTGAAGGCTGTGGCGATAGTAGCTGTGGTGTCGGTCGATAGGGCTTTGTAAACAAGAGCAACTGAGCCACCCGGTAGACCAGCGTCAGTCACAGTCAGGGTCAACAGATCCCCGGCCGTTACCGTTCCACCGATAACAGCAGTTTCCCCACCGTTTACGTTGCCGACAACAGTCAGAGGATTCAGGCCGCCGTTGTAATCGAGGGTGAGCACACCAGATGAGTTTGAGGCAACGAAGCCCATAGCCTGCAGGATGACGTTAGCATTGACGGCGTTCTTGAAGGCCGTAGCGTTGGTTGTGGCGTTGGTAGCAGAGAGGACGGAGATAGCGACACTCTTAGGGGAGCGGCTGACGTTGCCTTGTTCAGTCGTTGCGCCAGCGACACTGGAGGTGAAGCCGACAGTACCTGCTACCTGATTCCAAGTAACGGTGATGACGTTGGCCAGGTTGGTAGCCGTGAAGGTGGAAGCCAGAGCCGGTGCGCTATTGATTAGGGCAACAAGTGCCGCGGCAATAGTCGTGGTCGTATCGCCGCCGATAGTCGTGTACTTGATGACTGTTGCGCCATTGCCAGTCTGGGCGCCAGATGCGGAAATAAATAGTTCAAGCACGTCGCCAGTGGTGACACTGCCACCAATGGTGATGAGTTCAGAAGGAGCCGGGCTAGGAGCCAGAGCACTTGGAGGCGAGCCTGCTTGGGACACCAGAGTGATAGTTTCAGTGGCCACACGCGAGGCAGATACAGCCATACCGATAGCGCCATAAGCGGCGGTCCAGGACATATAGAGTTCAGTATTGGTGGCGTTAGCCGTCATACCGAGGGCAGTCAGAGCCGCGCTGGCATTGATGGCAGTAGCCAGACCAGAAGCAATATTTACCAGCGTATTACCACCAGCTACGGTGTAAGACACAGAAGCTGTGCCGTTAGTTAGAGCGGGGTTGGTGAAATTTACGGTAACGATATCGCCAGAAGTGGCAGATCCGGCCATATTGATGACGGCCGAAGTGAATGGAGTCTGAGCGGAGCCCACAACAAGAGACAAAGTATCGTTAGCGACTACTGTGCCGGCAAGAGTGACAACAGCAGAAGAAGCGCCAGAAGTGCCAGCCAAAGCTGTAAAGTTTCCAACAGGACCAGGCCAGCTGATGGTGATGACGGGGTTGGAAGAGACAATATTGATGCCAGCAGTGACGCCATAAGATTGAAGTGTGGGGTTAGCATTGAGCAAACTAGCCAGTCGGTAAGCAATGGAAGTCAGCGTGTCGCCGGCAATACAAAGAGTAGCGACCTCGACGGCTCCAGCTTGAGCAGCCTGGGGGTCTTGGCCGATAAGGATATTGTTTGTCAGCTTGATATAAGCCGTGTCACCGGTAGTAATGGAGCCGGTGAAAGTGATAGTACCGTTAGCGGGTTGGCGCGGGTTGGCAGCAAGCAGGGCCTGTGGGCTGACAAAGAAGGCGTTACCTTCCCCGTCCATCCTGACCGGGTTGAAGTTAGGGACAAGCGTAGGATTTTGGGCGTTCGGGATAGTCCGAGGATCGCCGTAATCAATAAAACTCATTTAGCTTCTCCCAGGAGTGCCGCGACCGATTTCAATACGGTGAGGCTCGTTGTTCTTCTTTGTACGTTCGATAGCGGCGTTAGGCTTATCCCAACCGGGCGCATACTTACCTTCTTCTGTGTTGAGGATTACCGGCTGTGAAGCAGGCAATGGGTTCAGCACTGGGATAGATTTTTTGCGTCCGGTTGAGTCAGCCATTGAGCGGTCCCTACTATTGGATTAGGATGTGAGGCGAGCCTCTAGCGACCGGAGTCCTGTTTCTCAGGCGGTCCAGCAGAGTCGGCAGCGAAGCCCGTCATAGCATCGGCAAAGTGAGCCGCGCTTTGATTGCTCCTGGGGCCAGTGCCCTGATGGATTTTGCCGTCATCGGCCAGGGGCAGCTTCATTGAAGGCTTGCCGCCTTGCATCTTTTTCATAATTGGCTCTTGGGACATATTTTGCTTAGCCATGATTTTTCACCTTATGTGTGGCATTTCAGTAATTTACGGGGTAGTGTTAGGCCGCTGTCTGGAACACTACACAGCGTTTATAGATTGCACTACTGGCGGTAGGGATTATATTTGGGGTAGCGGTCGAGTCCGTTTGAGTGTACATGCTCCCGACCCACGTCCAAGAGAGACTGAGTACCCGTCCGAATCTATCCAATGGTGGGCGCATGATTTGGGCAACGTTGTTGACCAACATACAGCCACCCATCGGGTTGAGGCCGTCTTGATTTTGATACATTTCAAGACCTTCCCAGTTGCCTTGGCCCAGGGCGCCGGCACCGATAAGGAGAGATCTACGGACGCCAGTCTTGACGCCCAGCGATGGCGTAGCCACCTGAACGTAGGCTTCTGTAGTTGGAATGAAGGTCATTCCCATGAGCTTGTAGACACGGGCGTCTTGATACTCTTCGCTGGCCTCACGGCTGGCGTAAGCGATCATGAACTGTTGGTCTGAGAACAATTGCAGTTCGACCGAGGGGTCATACAGGAAGTGGTATGTCCCATCGGGGAACACCGGCACAGCGTTGGAGCGCAAGCGGGCCACACCGGCCAGCAATAGCTGGAGGGTCATGACGTCGCCAGAGTTCAGCACGTTGTAGCTGTACTTGTTCATCGGGCGCATGACTTGAGCGGCGTTGGTGGCGATAATCGCGTCACCAGCGACAGGAGCGGCGGTGGCTCCTGTGATAGTCAAGATACCGGAGTAGCCGTCAGAGATAGGGTTGCCGTTGACGTCCTGCGAGCTTGATGGATAGAGGGATTGGTTAGGGGTGTCCTGGACGTAGCCAGTGACACTGAAGGTCTGGTTCTGGCCGGAAGGGCCGGTCTTAACTTCTACGCAAGGCAGCGGGTTCTGGGCAGATACTGCCACCTGGACGCCGTTGACCATATTGATAAGGAAACCACGGATGTCATCGACGTGGACCTGAGTAGTCGATGTCCCACCGAGATCGCCACGTACCCAGGTATTACCAGTGTCGTAAGCGGCGTGGATCTGGATCTTGGCCAATCTTTCAATGGATTGAGCGGCCTGGACGCCATTGTCGCGGGAGGCGGCGGTAACTAGGTCAGCGCACATTGCCAGTGAGCCAACAAGGTCAACGTCTGAGGTGTCACCCCATTCTGAGAGGTTAATTGAATAAGTTTCGGATGCCGCCAAGCTTGGGGTCATGCCGTTATCCAAGTTGTTCGTCAGGGTATTGGGGTTGAGCGGAGCTACAACCGGCCCTTTACGACCATACTTGGGGATGATTATTTGTGAGCCCAGGCGGCCGGGAATGACGATCTCTGTCGCCTGGCGCCTGAAGGCGAACTCAGTATCGAGACCCTCTTGTAGTTCTCTTGCAACAAAGCCTTGTTGGAAGAGGTCATCAAGGGTCGGCGCAAATTCATAGAACGTGGGGTTTGCTAAGCTCACTTTAGGTTATCTCCGAAAACAGGATTATTTGTTTTCGGGTCAACCGAGTCAGTAGCTATGTCGATAGCTAGAGAAATCTTACCACAAAGGCATAAATGGGCAACAAACGCAAAACCCCCCGGAATGAAACGAGGGGTTAGGCGCAACCGGAGAAGATCGTAGATCTGTTTTAAAGGGCACCCTTGAATTTTGCATAGGCGTCCTGGGCTTCTTTCTTTGGCAGGTTTCGGACGTTCACGGGTTTGGCGGTCGGAGCGGCACTGGCGGCGGCGGGGTCTTTCCCACCGTTGGCCAGGTTCCTCACCTTGCTCATGTCCATGACTCCGATCATGCCATCGGCCGGATTGGGCTTACCGGCTGGGGCGGCAGGAGTAGTCCCGGCAGTAGGGGCAGCGGCGGCAGCAGCTGGCTTGTAGGCGGTGAAGATATCAGGGTTTTCGCGCTTGAAAGCGTCAAAGGCTTCATCGACTCCGGTGACTCGGCCGGTTTTTGGATCCACCCCAATGCCGTCCTGGTCAATCATCTTGATAAATTTTGCTGGCAAGCCGGCACCGGCAATTTTCGCCTCAAGTCTGGCCTCGATGGCGCTATTTTGCAGAGTGACAACTAAAGCGAGCTTCTCGGCCTTCTCCATCTCAAGGAGGGCCTGCAGGTTGCCATCCTTCTCCAGCTTGGCCTTCTCAGTCTCGTTGACTATGCGCTCAAGGTCGGCCAGTCTGATGTCCTTCTCGGCAATGAGCTTCTTTTGCTCGGCAATTTTCAGGCGGCGTTGCTTGGACTCGGAGTGGACCTTGCGCAGACCTTCTTTCAGGTAGGCGGGGTCATTGGAGTTGGGATCCAGGAGACTGGGGTCGTTCTCGTCCTCTTCATCTGGCGGGGCAGGCATGGCGGCCTGGGCAGCGGCAAGGGCAGCTTGCGCGGCGGCAAGTTGGGCGGCGGCTTCTTCGGGGGTCATATATATTGATTGCTCCTGGTTTGGACGTTACGGGATCGAGGTCTGGACGATGGCGGTTATCCCACCAGTGTCGGAAGTGTAAGCAGTAATCGCGGCTTTCATCCATGTGCCGCAAATGTCTATTGGGATATTGCCTGGCGCAGTGACGGTGCAATTGGCGACAGCAAAACCTTCCCCATCATCGTAAGCAGCGGCGGCCAGAGTAACGGTGTTACTAGGGCCAGATACTCCAACAGTGACGGAGAGCGGAGGCAGTGGGAACTGCCACTGGATATTGATTAGGTCAGAACCACCAGTGACAGCGGCCATGATACTGGATGCAAGGTTGACGCTCATTGTGTCGGCCACTTGTTGGCGCTGGACATTAATAGCGGCGTTGATGGCGGCCATCAAATGAGTCGTAATCAGGGCTAGAGTTGTATCGCCACTGGTTACTGTGTAGAGGACATTAATGGCACCCTGGAGGAAGGCATCACACTCAATATCCACAGATAGGATGTCGCCGGTATGGGCGGTGCCCCCTACTGTGACTTGAATAATATTAGGGGGTTGCTCGGCCGCATTACTGGTTAGCAGTTTGACTGTGCCGACAAAAGTGCCGGTGACTTCAAAGGAGCCCTTGTGATATGGAGCCCATGGCACCCAATAACCAGGGTCTGTGCCCCCACTGGAAGCATCAAGTAAAAGAAGCTGTCTGGAAGCTATACCATCTACTGAGCTTGCGAGTTCCGGATTGGACCGGAGGATCTGACCGTTCGGCATATATATATGGCTAGCCCCATGTGTGGAAACCCTTAGTTGTTTCCAAATATATCATGAGGCTAGCCAATTGTTGCTGCTTGGTGAGTTTTAGCAGGCGCCACAAAAGCGGTGCGAGAGCGGCGTGAAGTAGTCAGCCATGTCGCATACCACATTTTCAGCAGGAGCCTGCTCGACTTCGGCCGGGATTACATAAGGAGGCTGGAAGTCGGGGACGCTGGTGAACTCATTGCACCAGTCGCAGGGCTCAATGGTAGAACCGTAGGCGTTAACCCTCCAGCCTTCAGCCTGGGCATGACCGATACAGCCATGACACATATTAGATACTATAGTCTCTCCGTCGCGGCGGCAATGCGCTTCTAAATCAGCTGTCTGCATAATTATTACCCCTGGGTTGTTGCTCTGTAGCCAATATAAACCCAAGCGGGTAGCTTTGTCAAATTAATGCTAAGGCCCCAGGACTAATCCCAGGGCCTTTCGCGGTTCATGTTATTGGACCGAAGCACTTACCCTTGCTCTCTGGCTTCTAGCGGGGGCGGGAGTCGAACCCACTATTTCAACGTTATGAGCGTTACGAGATAACCGTTTCTCTACCCTGCAATATTGCCGACATTACCAGGCAGGTAATAAAAACCTGGCAGTTCCCGTCTGAGGGGATAGTCGGACTTGGATGCCTTGGATGCCTGTCTGGCGACTTGCACACCACACGAGTCGAATTATAACAAAAGAGACCGGGGTTTTGTAGCCCCCGATCTCTTAATGTCTGTTCTATCCGGAGCAGAATTTAGCTGGCCGGAGCGGCGGGCAGCAATGCTTGAAGGGCAGCGGTCTGGGCTTCCAGTTGTTGGACTTGCGGGGTGAGGTCTACCGCTGGGGCTGGGGCAGGTTGAGCTTGAAGTTCTTTAATCACTACTTCTTGAGCGTCAAGTGCCGTCTGTAGGTCTGTTTGATCCATCATGAGTTGGTTTACCTGTTGGGTGAGGGAGTCTATTGTGGCCTTGAGCCCTGGGAATAGGGCGTACAGCACTGTATTGCTAAGGGTGGCTAATTTGTTGCTCATTGCTCAATGATAAACCATAATCCCATTGCTCTATGGTGTAGTAGGTTGACCGAGATCGCAAATTTTCGCCAGGACCGACTTATGGCTTTTACTTTTTAGCTTTGGGTCTTGCGGCAGGTTTTGGCGCGGGCTTGCTGGCCACTTTGTCCTTGATTTGCAACTCTTTCTTCTTGAGCTCCAGATTATCGTCCTGCTCCTTGCCCGGCTGAGCAAGCATGTCGTTGGCAGCTGGCTCGGTCGGGGTAAGCTCCTTGTCCACAGCCACAGACAGTATCTCACTGGCTTCCGGCACAGACATGAGCCCACCGGCCACACCTTCATTGAGGGCATCGACTAAGAACTGCACCTCTTGATACTCGGGCTCGTAAGTAGCTGGCCAGTCAAGCTCCATTTCTTCAAAGTCTTTCGATTTGATGCCTGCCAGTTGGGGGGTATCGCCAAGTTTAATCAGCATCTCGGCTATCATTATCGCCACCTTGACGATGCCCCTGGTGCCATAGGACATCTTCATAAGCTCTACGCCATCGAAGAAGTCCTCATCCAGCAACATTATTGCGCTGCCTGATAGCTGGCCCTTGATCTTGTTGTGGTCCAGGTTGGACTGAGACATCAGGCCGCGGGTCCACTCCCGCATTTTGTCTACCCACATCTCCATACCGACCTTGATACCTTCGGCCGACATCTCCAAGAGTTTAGCTTCGGCTCCACCGACACTGGACCCGTTGGTATCCTTCCTATCTGGAGGCAGCTGCAGGTAGTTGTCCATTGAGTAAGCGACACTGCCACCGTTGGATAGTATCTTGCCCTTGACGGCCAGCATCGGGTTGCCCATGTAGTTCAGGCCGCGGCCGAACTGGGAGAGGGTGAAGTCCAGGTGGCAGCAATTTTGCAGCGCCAGGTCGTAGCTGGATAGGCCATCTATGGCATCGCCGTCTGGCATATTCTCCACCCAGACCACCGGCACAAAGCCCAGGTTGTGCTCGTCCGATAGTTCCTTGATTGGCTGGAAGGAGCCCACACTATTTTGGGCAAAGCCTTCTTCCGGGTTCCAATCACTTATAGGGATAGGCTTACAGGTAGCCATGGCTTCTTTGTTCCAGAGCCTGACGAACCAATACTGACTATCGGGGCTTATCTCTGCCCCGTTGCAGTCGTTGGGGCCAAGGCCCCTTTCTATAGCTGAGGACCCTTTGATGACATACGACAGCTGAAACTTCTCGAGTTCCCCGGCATCATCGTAGTAAGGCTTGCAGTCCTTGCCGGGCTTTACCTGAATTACTGGCTTACCCTTGGCCAGCTTAAGGATGAAGGCTGCTGAGCCGGCTTGGCCCTGCCGGGCACAGTCTAGGCCGTACCAAAACAGGTCGATGTTTTTGCACAGCCAATGGAAGGCTTCCTTGACCTTCTTGTTCTTATTGTCAAAGACCGGGGCGTGTTTGCCGACAAATAATCTACGGGCAGATATGCGGGCCGATAGGGCTGGCATGTTCAGGTTGACCGAGGGCTTCTTGTCCCACATCTTCAGGGCGTTGCCCTTGCTGTCCTTCGTATCGGCGTAAGAGTAGGGGATGTGCTTGTACTGATTCCCCGTAGTCCATAGGTAACTGACTAAGTTTTTGGCGTACCTACTGTCTGGGCCTGCCCAATCGGGGAGGCGAAGGCTCTGCATTACGTGGTCAATCACTGGGGCTTCTCCGGTCGGTCACTGGCACTAGTATAAGCTAGAGAGCCCTGAGCGGTTTAGCCATAAGTTTGCCGGGGTCTCCGTCAAGGAGGGGAACTGCCGGCAGCACGAAGGTCAGCTTGCGTTCTTCTGGCTCATAATGTGCCTGCCACCCGGCCTCCTTCACCTTCCGGACAACAAGGTTGATGGTATCGGGGGCGTACTGGGAGTCAAAGACAAAGAAGTGCTCATCAAGCTCCGGGCTCTCGACAATGGATTCAAATAGATCCACCTGGAAGATGGTCAGGATCTTCTGGACAGTCTCAATGATCTTGGCCTTGCGCTGGTCAACCAGCGTGGCCGGTGAAGCAAACTCAAAGAGGCTAGGTTGAAGCGCTTGGGTTTCTAGCCTGAGCCTGTCTGTTGGCGGGGGATTAATGCGGGCCTCTTCCCTGGCTTCTGCCTTGAGTTCTTCCTGAGTCTTGGGCGGTCGCTCGGGGAGCATCCCGGTGTTATCCGGAGGGGTGAAGCGGGGGGAGCGCTGGTTAATCAGCCCCATGAGTTCAAGGTCAGAGTCTGGGCGTAGCTTGATTAGCGGCTCGGGTTTCTTCTTTGGCATTTAGTTGCTCCTAAATATCAAACACATCTAGCGGTGAATCAATAGATTCTAGGTCGGCCCACTTCTCTTCCTCATCCTGGGCCAAAGATATCCAATGTAGGTACTGGGACATAGCATCAACTTGGTCATCGTGGGCGCTGGTCGGGAAGCCAGTCACCTCATCCATGAAGTCCTTGAGCCAGGGAGCCTGGTCGGGCAGGAATACCCGGCCGGATTCTATCATCGGGCTGACACCCCTGACCCTGGCTTCCTTGTCTCCCTTGGGGTGGAGGGGGATGATTGGCAGCTTGGTCTTTGTCTGCATCATTTGGACAAAGGCGTGGGCCACAGTGCTGTCTTCCACAAGTATAGCTTGGGCCTGCCAGTAGACAGCCAGTTCTTTCGCTGCTTGGAATAGGTCTGGGGCTATCGCTTTCTTGCGCCAGACATCTAATAGGTACTCGCCGGTCTCAGTCGATAGCCAGGTCTCGCAGACACTGAAGTCGTGTTGCTGGTCGGTCTTTGAGGCAGTATCCCAAGATTGGATAATGCGATAAGGGGCGGTCATGTGGCGCTGCAGTTGCCGGTCGGCTGCCTTGTGAGGGTTCCAAGCGTAATACTTCCACCAGACCCGCTTGATCTCTCGACCTTCCACAGCACTCGGGCGCTGCTGATACTGGGCTGCCCAGTCGGCATCGCCCTTGAGGTTCTTGATACGGGCCAGGGCTTTCAGTGGGTACTTTGCTGGCCAGAGTGCCTCACCTTCCTTGCGCCACCCCTCGTCCTTCTCGGCAATGGCAGGGAATACTATCTGCTTCCAGTCTTCTATCTGCTCCTGCTCGTGAGGGTCCAGGAGCCACCCGGCAATGTCGCCATCGTGCCAGCGAGTGAGAATTATGGCCACACGTCCACCGGGCTGGAGCCGGGGGTAAGCTACCGACTGGTAGAACTCTATGACATTCTGCCGGATCTTAGGTGAGTAGGCATCTTGAGCATCTTTGATAGGGTCATCTATGAGCAGGAGGTCAGCGCCGAAGCCCGTGGCGCCTCCGTTT